GCTGAGTATGTATTGCAGCGTGGTATCAAAGAGCCGTTGTCTCTTGAGGCATGTGCAGAGCGTTACGAACTGGACACCAAGAAGCAGGACACGCTGAAGGAATACTTCAAGCAAGGCTACAGCACACGTGACATACCATACAATGAGTTGTGTGAATATCTATCTGCTGACCTTCAGGCTACGCAGCAACTTGCTGACAAGCTGATGTATCGTTTGAATACACCAGCAGATAGTGGCTTGCGTGGTACAGTAGACCTGACCAATCAGGTAGCTGTGTGCCTAGCACGTATCTATCAGCGTGGGTTCAAGGTTGACTTGTCTGTGTTGGAGCAAGTGCGTACAGAGTTTGAGCAGGAGAAGCAACAGCTTGAGACTGACCTGCAGGAGCATGTGCGTAAACTGATGGGTGACACACCTATCAACCTGAACAGCCCAGAGCAATTGTCTTGGGTAATCTACAGCCGTAAGGTCAAGGACAAGATGTATTGGGGCAACGCTATTGACCCATACATGGATGACGCAGACTTCCGCAGCTTGATTGCTGGCGGTACAGACAAGATGTACAAGACTGTGGCAGAGCAGTGTAAAGACTGTGGTGGTACAGGCTACATCAGAAAGGTGAAGAAGAATGGCGAACCGTTTGCGAAACCTAATCGGTGCAGTAATTGTGATACTGCTGGTTTTACTCTCACACCTACCAGTGCGCTGGCTGGCCTCAAGTTCAAACCCCCTTCACCAAAGTGGGCAAGTGCCAACGGCTTTTCAACCAGCAAGCAAAACCTAGAGGTGCTTGAGTCTGCTGCAAAGCAGCGTGGCATGTCTGACGCTGTTGACTTTCTGTCTAAGGTACGTAGGTTGAGTGCCGTGGATACATACCTATCTTCCTTTGTTGAAGGCATACAGACCTACACAAAGCAGGATGGTAAGCTGCATGTGCGTTTGCTACAACATCGTACAGCTACTGGCAGGTTCAGTGGTGCAGACCCTAACATGCAGAACATGCCACGTGGCGGCACGTTTCCTGTGAAGAAAGTATTTGTGTCACGATTTGCTGGTGGCAAGATTATGGAAGCTGACTTTGCACAGTTGGAGTTTCGTGCTGCTGCCTATCTATCACAAGATGGAGTTGCTATTGAAGAAGTATCTACTGGATTTGATGTACACGCATACACCGCTAAAGTTATTAGTGATGCTGGTCAGCCTACGAGTAGACAGGATGCGAAAGCGCATACATTCGCGCCGTTATACGGGGCAACAGGCTATGGACGAACATCCGCTGAGTCAGAATACTACACACACTTCAACCAGAAGTACCAAGGAGTCGCGTCTTGGCATACCCGACTGGCTAAAGAAGCTATAAGCACACGCAAGATTACTACACCAAGTGGTCGTGAGTTTGCTTTTCCTGATGTGTACCGCAAAGCAAGTGGTCGCATCTCACACTTTACACAGATAAAGAATTATCCTGTGCAGTCGTTTGCTACAGCAGACATTGTGCCTATCGCATTGTTGCACATTGATATGTTGCTAAAGGATATGCAATCGTGTATAGTGAATACAGTGCATGACAGTATTGTTGTTGATGTACACCCAGATGAAGAATCACGGGTTATCAGTATCATAGACGAAACTAATAAAGCACTGCCTTATCTCATCACCCAACGCTGGGGAGTTGAGTTTAATGTGCCTCTGTTATTAGAGGCAAAAATAGGCCCGAATTGGCTTGACACCAAGGACGTAACCTGATATAACTATGCGTCTAACAACTGGAAAGGAGTTAATAAACATGAATGATATTACAACAATTGATACCAATAACTACGCTGAGATGGCAAAGGCTATGGGTATCGCCAATGAAGCTGCATCACAGAAGAAGCAAGGTATGTTCCTTGCACGTCTGCGTATCCAGCATTCCCCAATCTTAGGTACAGATACCATCAAAGTTAAAGGTGGTACATATAAGCTGGAGATTCCTGATGGGCCTACGTACTACGCAGAGTCTGCTATCGTGCGTCCATTCATGCAACGCTTCATGTACAAGAAGTTTGTCATGGCTACAGGTACTGCACCTAATCGTTACGTCAAGACTGTCATGGCTGATAGCCTGAACATGGACTTGAAAGATAATGACGGTGGCTTTAACTGTGGTAAGCCTTCAGGCTGGATTGAGGACTTCAAGTCTCTGCCGGATGCTACGAAGGAATTGATTCGCTCTATCAAACGAGTACGTGTTGTGCTTGGTACGGTTGAGTTGGTCAATCCAAAGGATGCTGATGGCAAAGAAGCTAGTGTCGATACTGTCCCATTCATTTGGGAAGTAGAGAACCGTGACGCATTCAAGACTGTAGGCGGTGTGTTTAACCAGCTTGCTAAGATGAAGCGTCTACCTGTGCAGCATAACGTAACGCTGAATACAGAAGAGCGTAAGCTGCCTAACGGTAATAGCTTCTACCTACCTATTACGTCTTTAGATGTAACCAATGTTGTGGAACTCACCCAAGATGACCAAGAGAAGTTTGCTGACTTCATGTCATGGGTACAGAACTATAACGAGTACATCATCAATGCCTACGCAGAAAAGGCTTCGTCAAAACACGATGAGGACTTGGATGAGTTGAACATTGACGATGTTGTGGATATGGACTTTGAAGAAGAAGAGGTAGCGTAATGAAGCATCCTGCTGAACTGGCACTGCATCAGTATCTTGAGAACGCCGTGACAGGCAAATCAAGTATGTCACAACAGACAATCAAACAGATTGGTCTTGATGTGATGTCTGCTGCAGCACGTCAGTTCGGTGGGGGCAACAAGCGTGACAAGTTCAGCCTACGTATGTCAAATGTAGGTAGGCCGACTTGTCAACTCTGGTATGATAAGAACAAGCCAGAGGTAGCTGTTCCTCTGCCGACAACATTCGTAATGAATATGATGATTGGAGACATCGTTGAAGCTGTCTTCAAAGGTATCCTCAAAGAAGCAGGAGTAAGTTATGAAGACACGGATAAAGTTTCTCTTGACCTTGGTGACGATAGCGTTTCTGGTAGTTATGACCTCATCATTGATGGTGCAGTTGATGATATTAAATCAGCTTCAGACTGGTCATACAGAAACAAGTTTGAATCCTATGACACTCTTGCCAGCGGTGATGGCTTCGGGTATGTGGCTCAGTTAGCTGGGTACGCCAAAGCATCAGGCAAGAAAGCAGGTGGCTGGTGGGTAGTGAACAAGGCCAATGGGCAGTTCAAGTATGTACCAGCTACAGGTCTTGACATTGACAAAGAGGTATCCCAAATAAAGGATACGGTTCAGACAGTAAAGGAGAACAAATTTGAAAGATGTTTTGAACCAGTGCCTGAGACTTTTCGTGGCAAGCCCACAGGTAATAAAGTCCTTAATGACGGATGTAAATTTTGCAGCTATCGCTTTGATTGCTGGGATAGTCTTACTGAGTTACCTGCTGTAAAGTCACAGGCAAAGAACCCGCCCACAGTGGCATATGTTGAACTAGCAAAGGAGTATATGAATGGATGATGAACTCAATGAACTTGCAGAACAGATTAAAGATGCAGAGCGACATCTTAATGAACTTCGCAAAGAATACCGTGAACGTAAGACCGCAGGACTTCGTGCAGCTATTGATGCACGTAATGAAGCAGATAAAGTCTTACGTGAAGAACTACGTGCGTTAGGTTATCGCAACCCGTTTATCTCATGGCGTGACGTTGGCTAACGCAAAACAATTTAGGGCAGCACGAAAGTATGGGTATCGTAGCGGTCTGGAACTCAAGGTATCTGACTATCTCAAGGAATTAAAGATTGATTTCCTATACGAGCAGGTCAAGATAGAGTGGGAAGACTTGGCGTACAGAACATACACCCCCGATTTCGTGCTGTCCAACGGCATCATCATTGAGACAAAGGGACAGTTCACCGCAGCAGATAGACGCAAGCATCTGGCTATACAAAAGCAGCATCCTAATTTGGATATTCGTTTTGTGTTTGAAAGTAGTAAACGCAAACTTCGTAAGGGTGCTAAGTCTACATATGGTGAGTGGTGTATTAAACATGGCTTTAGATACTATGACAGGATTATTCCTGAAGATTGGTTGAAGGAGAAGGGTAAGAACAAGCATCCAAAGTTTATTAAGTTTGGCGGCACAAAGGTGAAAAGGAGATAGAATATGGACATAATGGATAAACTATCTAAGGAAATACACAATGAAGATTTCCTCATACGTGTCAGACCATTCGCTGATGATGATGGTAAGTGGTCTGGCGAGGTTGATATATCAATCATGGCAATGCCACACAATCCTATGGATGACGATGACTACTATCAGGTC